AAGTTATGACAAGATTTTATTTGGGAACATGGGACGAAGAAGACCCATATATCAGATTTAAGACATTAGGTAGTAAAAAATATTGTTATGAAAAGTTAGACAAAAAAGGGCAATTAAAATTTGAAATAACAGTTTCCGGAATGTCGAAGAAAAAAGGTGCAAAAAAAGTCGGAAAGATTGAAAACTTTGTAATAGGTGGTCAATGGTTCGACGTTGGTCGTAGCACATCTTGGTATAACGATGAAGAACCACACGATATTACAATCAATGGAGATACATTTTTAACAGCTTCAAACATTGGAATACTTGATACATCATATGAACTAGGTGTAACAAATGAATATTGGGATATTATTTCAAATAATAATGACGAATATTAAAAAAGTTGTAGACAAATAACATTATATGTTATATAATAAAGACATCAAATAAATTAAATATAAGTGAGGTAATGAAAATGGGAAAATCAAAAACAGACAAAGTTATAAGAAGAGTAGTATTAGGAAAAACTTACAACGTGTTTTCTTTAAAGATGTTAAAAGGAATTCCAAACATGGAACTATTAGAACAAGAAGTCGAATACACAACAAGACCAACAGAAGCAGAATTGTGTGAAAAGTATAAAGTTGAAAAAGTAGTAATAATGTCAACAGGTACAAAAATAGGTCACTATGGTGTACCTATAGATAAGTTTATGGAAATAGCAACACTTGAAAAGACAGAAGTTAAAAAAGATAATGAAGAAAAAGCAGAAGAACCAACAACAGAATCAGAAGCAAAATAATTATATGAAAGAAGGATTATAAAATGAATAAAATTAATAGAGCAGAGTTAATCAAAAAGGCACAAGAGATAACAGCAAGTGGTCTACCATTTATGGAAGGTAAAGATAAAATAGAGTTAGAAGATGGACAACTTTATATAGTAAAATATTTTGGTTACTTAGAAGCAGATGGACATGATTTTGTAGTTATTGGAGACGATACAACATTCGCATTTGGTGGTCAAGTCATAACAGATAATTTCAAAAAGTTAGAACAACAATTTACAGAAGATGAAATTTCACAACTTTTAGTTGATGGAATTGATATTGAAATTAGAAAGGTAAAAAGTAGAACCAATAAAAGAGACTATACTGCTTGTACATTCTTCCCATCGGATGGAATAGAAACATTTTAATACATAAGCACCTACGGGTGCTTTTGTCATAAGGAGGAATAAAATTGAATAAAAAAGAACTTAAACAATATGAAAAAGAGAAAAAAGAAATTCAAGCTAAAATGGATGACGAAAAAGAGAAAAAAGCTAGAAAAGATTTTATCGAAAATACTAAAAATAGAACCGATGAAGATAGGAAAAGAGAATCCAAATCATTTAAAAAAGAAGAAACAATATACTATAATCCCGAACAACTTTTGAAAATGAGAGACTTAGAAGGATTAAAACCGGCAATATATTTAGTATCGAAAAATCGTTCTGCCGGAAAAACTTTTGCATTTTTAAAAAAGTTCCTAGAAGATTTTAAAAAAGACGGTATTCAATTTGGAATAATTTATAGACATAAGTATGAAATATCAGCATCGGCTGAACTATTCGACGATATACAACGATTAAACCCCGAATTGAGAGGAGAAATAACAACGGTGTCATATTCGGGAGGTTTATTCTACGAACTTAGAATGGACGATAAAACGTTGGGGTGGTCTTTTTCTATGAATAGTCCCGATGCTTTAAAAAAACATTCTCCAAAATTTTCACTAGTAGAACAATTATTCATGGATGAATATCAAACAGAGTCTGGTAAATATTTAGATAAAGAGATAGAAAAATTCCAATCATTATATTTAACAATAGCTAGAGGTGGAGGGAAACAAGCACGACACGTTGATATATATATGTGTGGTAACAATGTTACATTAATGAACCCATATTTTATTAAATTTGGAATACATAAAAGATTAAAAGCAGACACAAAATTCATGAGGGGTAATGGTTGGGTTGCTGAATTTGGTTTCAATCAGTCAGCGTCTAACGCAATAAAATCGAACTCTTTTTTCCAAGCTTTTAAAGATGAAAAATACATGGCTTATTCGACAGAAAATGTTTATTTGTCTGATGCATCAATTTTCGTAGGTAAAATAAGCGGAAGAAGTAAATACCTATTTACAATATTACATGAGTCAACATTGTATGGAGTACGTGAGTATTATGATAAAGGAATTATGTATATAAGTAAACAGCCGGATAATTCATGCCACCAAACAATCACATTCAAAGCTAGTGACCACAATGCTAATACAATGATGTTATCGCATTATAGTTATTTATGGAAGAATATCAAAGATGCTTATCAAAAAGGATGGTTACGTTTCGATGATATTCAAACAAAAAATGATATTTTCGACATCTTGGGGGTAGACTTATTTAAATAGTAATGTTATAATAAATTGTAGCTAGATTTAATTTAGTGCTATGGTAGTCCCTTTGCCGAGGGCATAGTCAACGGAACACTACACCGTTATTAAATTACCTACACTTATAAATACACCATGTAATATAATGTTACATGGTGTATTTATTTTATTTATATATTGCTATATGTTGTAAAACAATGTATAATAAAAGAAAATAATAGAAAGTGAGGTAATGAAAATGGGAAAAAAATTTATAGACATATCAGAACATAACACAATTTTATCATTCAATGGAATGTTTGAAAGTAATTTGTCGGGTGTTATAATGAAAGCTACGGAAGGAACAACATATCAAGACCACGCTATGGAGGTTCTATATGATGCAATTAAAGACAACTTACCAATTGGCTTTTATCATTATTTAACAGCAACTAGTGAACCGGAGACACAAGCACAAAATTTTTGGAATATGATTCAAGACAAAGAGTATCAAATTTCGCCGGTAATTGACGTTGAACAGGACAAGTTAGGATACAAAGCACAAAGTTATACAGAAAGATTTATGTCAGAGTTTTTCAGATTAAGTGGACAAAATATGCTTGTATATAGTGGTAGGTGTTATATTGAAGAACATTTTGACGTATCATTTAGAAATGCTAATATGTGGTGGGTTGCTGATTATTCAGACAATGAACCTTCTATTTTAGGGTGTCATATTGTTGCATGGCAATATACTGAAAATGCACAAAACTATTCTTTTACAATGGGGAATTTAGATGTTAATAATTTATTAGATGAAGAGAACTTTTTCATTGAAAATTATGTGCCTTTTTCAGAACCAGTGGAAAATAATTTCAGTAAATCGATAGCACGTTTACAGAATGAATTAAATGTACAAGGTTGTGTCGATAAAAATGGCAATGAGTTAGGTATTGATGGAATAGCCGGAGAATTAACATTGTCAGCGTGTCCAACATTAAGAGTTGGTGCAATTGGTAATATTACAAAATGGGTTCAACATGAAATTGCACCTTGGATGAATATTGATGGAATTTTCGGTGAAGAAACTAGACAAGCAGTAATTGAGTATCAAGAAAATCGTTCACTCGATGGTGATGGTATTGTGGGTAAAAATACGTGGCGTAAGTTATTAGGTTTGTAGGTGATAATGTGAATGAAATATTGAGTGCTGTCATAACAGGTCTAGGAGTATTTATAGCATTTTTAGTTTATGAAAGAACCAAAAATAAAGATAGTTCCGAAATAACTACAACGTTAGCAATATTGATGACAAAAGTTGACAGTTTAATAGATTTAAATAAAATAGTTAAAAAACATGAAGAAATGCTAATAAGACACGATGAGGAAATAAAATACTTGAAAGATACTAGTAGATTTGCAAAAATAACTGATGAAATGTTGAAAGGAAGTAGAGAGAATGATTGATTGGAAAGCAAGATTAAGAAATAAAACGTTTTGGGTTGCTATAGTTAGTGCTATTGTATTATTATCGCAACAATTGGGATTTACAATATTCCCTTCAAATTGGAGCGACATATTGAACACAGTGTTAACAATATTTATCCTGTTAGGGATAGTTGTAGATACAAGTACACAAGGAATAAGCGACTATATCGAATAAATTTAAGCACCTCACAAGGGTGCTTTTATAATAGGGGGAATTTTAATATGTCATGGAGTGAAGAAAAAACAGCTTTACAACAACGTTTTTGGGACTTTTGTACAGCTAAAGGAATGTCTGAAAATGCAATAGCCGGAGCAATGGGAAACATTTCGCAAGAATGTGCATGGGATATTTACTTAGAAGAAGTTGGGGGCGGTGGCGGTTATGGTATGATTCAATGGACAGGGTCACGTCGAACTCAACTAGAATCATATGGAACAGATGAAGAACATCAATTTGAATTTTTCTATAGTGAATTAACCGGAGAAAATACAGAGACAACCGGTGCTACTGAACAATGGAGTAACGCAAATGGATATACATATTCAGACTACATTGCCGGAAATTACAGTGTGTCTGATAGTGTAGAAGCATTTTGTTGGTGCTTTGAACGTCCGGCAGTGTCTACCGCAAATATTGAATATAGAATCAGTGAGGGTGAAGCATTTTACACTCAATTTAGTAACGGTGAGAATCCTCCCGAAAATTACGGAGCAGAAATAGAATTAGCAGTTGAATGGATGATTGATATCGCAAACGATGATACACATGGATATGACCAAGAAAATAGATGGGGTCCGGATTATGATTGTTCAAGTTTTGTAATAGAAGGATATGAACAAGGTGGTATTCCACTTAGAACAAACGGTGCGACATACACTGGAGACATGAAACAAGTGTGTTTAGATTTTGGATTTAAAGAGATTGATTGGCAAGAAGATGAGACAAAACTACTTCGAGGTGACATATTATTAAATGAAATACATCATACTTGTGTATACATTGGTGAAGGTCAAATTGTACAAGCTTCTCAAAATGAGAATGGAGAAGCAAGCGGAGGGGAAACAGGCGACCAAACAGGACATGAAATTTACATCAGAGACTTTTACATGTATCAATATGGATGGGATTGTGTTTTACGT